GGCTGCCCCGCCCGAATAGCTCAGCCGGTTAGAGCACTTGACTGTTAATCAGGGGGTCGTTGGTTCGAGTCCAACTTCGGGCGCATAAAATCAAGGGCTTATGGCGGTTTTTCAAAAGCCGCTGTCCATTACAAACAAGTTTGTCCTTTACTCCCGGCACATCATGACTCCCACGAAGCCGACAGATTGATGGTCGCCGAGGCCAGCACGGTCAGCGTAGACGCGTCCCGTATCTCCAAAGTGCCCGTGCATGTGGTAGTGCCCAGTGACCCTCGGCTAATGCCGTAGGCGCGCGAGGTGCCCAGGGATTCCCACACTCCGGCCGTGCCGACGGTGATCGCGCCGCTGGTGTTGGTCCACTGGGCCTCATAAGCGGAGGCAGTACCCGACGACAGCCACTCCGGGGCAAAGCTGCTGGTGCCGCCCGGCGAACTCACGCTCTGCGCAACGCCCGTGCTCAACAGCTGGAACTGCGCGGAGGCCGAGGCGCCAAAGTTAACGGCAAAGATGGATTTGCCGGTCAGCGTAACGGTGGCGGGCGGCGGAGGCGAACTCGGTGGCCAAATCTTCCTGGCCGCCCCTCCCTCCTAGTACCATGCCTCTGTAATAGTGCGAGTGGTTCCGCCGTCGCCGTAGTAGAGGGCTGTAATTGTGCGGGTAGTGCCGCCGTCACCGTAGAAGATTCCAGGCATGTCAGTACCTCAAAAATAGTTCGCCGTCTTCCAATGTGCCGGGCGCGAATGATACGACGGTGATTTTCTTCAGCTTGCGCCCGCCAAGGAGGGTGAGCCCAGAGGTAAGCTCCAGCCCGCCGCCAGTGGCGAACCGGCCCACTTCGACGCCCCCCACTCCGAACAGAATAGGGAGTGGCTGGAAATTCCAGTAGTAGCCGAAGCCGGCCCCATCTGCGCCCACCAGAACGCCCTGATCCCCCACGCCGTCCGTGGTGACCGCCGTGGCCTGGTAGAGGCTGAAAGCGCCTGCGCCGCGCACGGTGTGCTCGCGCGGGGGGATAGCCGTCCCCACGCCGACCTTGCCGTTCAGCACCGCCAGCTGATTAGGCCCCACCACCAACCCGTTGATTGGCAGCGTTAGCGCCCCTGTCATAGTGTCGCCCGCGCGATTAACGGGCGTATAGCCTAGGGCCCCGACAACGTTAGGGCGGGTCGTGCTGACCAGGACCCAGGACCCGGAGGAGGCGCACCGGAAGCAAATCGTGTCGTTGGGCTGGACAGTTATGTTTGCAGCGCCCGGCAGGAGCAGCGAGGCGGAGTGAACCAGCGTAGGGCTGCCGGTGAACGAGACCTCGCGCTTGCAGCCGGGGAACCCCGCGCCCAAGCTGGTGATGCTTGCCGTGCCAGTGACGCTCACCCGTTCCGCGTCCGCCGACCCGATATCGGTTGTGGAGGCCGCAGCGATGGTAAAGCTGGACACGGCATTGGTGCTGCGGATGATCGAGGCATGCGCCCGCAGGTAGTTGTCTAGGCTGTTGCCGATGGCTTCGGCGCCCTAGGGGGAGTTGGAGCCTGCCAGGGTGGGCAGGTCCGCCATGGTGTTGGGTACGGGCATTTTATGTTATATCCTGTGTGTCAAATGGGGATTGCCCTACTTGCGAGCGAGGATTGATGGAAAATCACACTGCGGCTGCGGCCTTTGCCGTGCCTATTGTAGTGGCGGGATATAGATGGGCACGCGGGAAGGTCATTGCCCACTTCAAAAAGCGAGACCGCCATACTAATGTGACGGTCTTACCTGACCTTGCGCTCTCGCCGCCCGCCAACGATGTCGATCACAAGCGGCCGCTCCTCATCGGTCAGGAGCGGACTGGCGGCGAGCCCTGAAGCAGGCGCCGCCCTGGACATGGCACTTAATGCCTTGCCAGGCGCAGGGCCTAACAACAGCTCTGACAGCAGGCCGCTGTTTGGGATACGGCCCACGGTTCCGCCCAGCAGCGAACGCGCGCCCAGTGCGGGCCAATTCAACGGGTTGAACAAGCTATCGGCCAGCAATCGCTCGCTGGTGCCGGAGGACGGCGGCGGCTTGATTCTCTGGCCTGTCCTGGCCAATGCCCCTAGCTCGCCTGCCTTGCCCGCCGCCATAGACGACTTGCCTGCGTTGTTGGCGGTGACGCGGCCCATGAGCGCAGCCGGAGACAGCACCCCGTCATCGGACTTGGCAACCAGCGGCTCAACCGTCTTTAGCGCCCGCCACTGGCGGCGGGCTTGCTGCCAAGCGGCCTTATCTGCGCCGGCAATCCCCTCGTCCATCGCTTCGCGCAGCTTGTCGCGGAGCTGGCCCAGGTACATGCCCTTTTCGCCGCCCACCTTTGCCAGCCGCCCGATGTCCGAGTCGATCGACTGATAGGTGCGCCCCGGCAGCGCGCCACTCTTCGACTGATCCGTCACGCGCCGGAGTATATTTCCAACGGCCTTCACGGTGTCATCGCCAGCATAGCTCGCTGCATCATTCGCGACGCTGCGCAGCCCTTCCATCACTTGCGGGCCAAGCGGCAACGAGTTACGGGCCGTAAGCTCCTCAAACGTGTTGCCAATGCGAGCCTTGGCTGCTGCGAACACGTCTGGCGTCAGGGCCTTGGCCTTCTCGCCCAGCGTGCCAGCGAGGCTTTCGTTCCATGCCCCCAGCTGCCTTGCCTGAGTGGAAGCGCCACCGCTAAGCGGGTACATCGCCATGCGATCGCCCAGATACTTCAGCAGCTTGGAATCTGACAGCTGGGCCGGCGTCAGGGTGATGCCCTGCGCCTTGGCGGCCTCATACAATGCCCGGACCTGCGGCGAAACGATATTTCCCGCGCCTTTCGCTAGCGCGCCCAGGCCCCTTGACGCCAACTCCCCGCCTGCCCCCGCCAGTCCGCCAATGGCGGCGTTTGCAGCACGGCTGCCGCCCTCAACGACAGGCTGAGCGCCCGCGTAGGCAGCGCCGACACCGGAATTTGCCAGAAGGCGCTGTCCGCCTGTACGTGCGAGCCCGCCCACGCCGCCTGCAGGCGCCATGAGCGCGACGTCGCCTAAGAAATTGCCTACAGCGCCGCCGGTCGTGCCCCGCAAGGTGGCGCTGTCGCGCAATTCATCCTTGATGTCCTACTGAGTCTGCCCCAGCTCCGCGTTGATTGGAGCGCCAACGTTACGCGCGAAGGCGTCAGCCGCGCCACCAAGGCCGACCGCCTTCAGGCCACCGTAGAGGCTTGCCCCTGTCCTATTGGCGGCACCAAGCCCTATCTGCTTCAGGCCGGACGCCAGAACCGGGAGGGCGCGACCATAACCCGCCACTGCGTTACCCCAAAAGCCCTCACCCGTGCCTTCCTGCGCCAGCTTGTCGCGCTCGGCTTGCCATTGCTCGTCAGACAGCCTAGGGCTGGCCTCTACAGCGGCTTGCTGGGACGCAGCACCCTGCGGCACCAGATCATCAAAACTGCCGCCCCGCGAAGGCTTGGCATTGCCGCCCGCCTTTGCCTTGCCTCCGGGGATCAAGTCATCAAATGCGCCCATTAGATCCTCTCAGCTAGGTTGCGGAAGCCCTGCTCAATCATTCGCTGACGGACAGCCTCTCTCGGGGCGCCCTTCTGGATTGCTTCTCTTGCTTGCTTGAGCATGTCGCCCCCCTTCTGGAACGCTTCTCGGTACTCCTTGCTTGCCGCCTTTGAGCCCGTAGCACGCACCGGGTCATAGCCGTACTGCTCTGCCATTTCTCCGTACTGCTGGGTGTATTCATTGATTCGATTGGTCGCCACATCCCGGAGCTGTGCAGCTGAGGAAAGAAACAATTTCCGCTGCTCGGGGTTCAATCGCTCGCCATTCAGGGCTTTGTTGTAGGCATTCCGCACGTTGTCATCCAGGCCGCCGGTGTTTTGCGCGGTGGCGAACTCGCCTTCGCGCACCACTGAGCCAGGGTCAAGCATCTTCATGTATCCAAAGATCAATGCGAGATCATTCTGTGCTGTCGGCTTACTTGCAGCGGCCTCTACCTTGTTGTACGCATTGATGACGGAGCGATCTTCCTTAATAAGGTCGCTGTATTCTTTGCGGATCGACATTTCGGCTTTGGCTTGATCCGCAGGCATCGGGTTGTTTTTGCGATCAGCCGGGCCGCCGGGAATCGGAGTCAGCGAAGCTCCATCCGGACCCCATGTGTAACCCGAAGGTGGGGCGCGATCAGATTCTTCCCTCGCCTTCGCGGGCCTGCGCCCAATGCGCGAATCGGTGAGCGTGCCGGGTGCGCTTATCCGAGAGGTTTCATTGTTTCGGTTGCGCCAACTCGCTGCATATGGGCCGTACTTGCTGGGGTCCCTTTGGATAAGGCTGTCGTAGTGCTGCTGGCGCAGGGCCGCAAACTGCTGTGGGTCTCCGCCAGACGCGGCAATCCATTCCTTAGCGCGCCCTGGGCCTTGGTTTACAGCCGCATCCATCGCTGCCGCTTGGATGGCGGGCGGTAAAGAATCGCCGCCGATCACGTCCCAGTAGCGAGCACGGTACAGCTCCTTGGCCTTTTCTGGCGTGAGATTGGCAACATCCACGTCAGGATTGGCGCGGGAGTTTATGCCAAAGTTGGTCGGACCTGCGCCCGCATCGTTGGCAACGTAGCCGCCCTCGCGCTTCAGCAGGGGGTCTATGACGGTATCGAACCCGCCACCCATTACCGGGTTGCTCGGGTCCTGCGGAGCCTGCCCCTGGTCCGGTGCAAGCAGTCCGCCACCGATAGGATTGCCCTGCAAGTCCTGCATCTGTCGGCTTTGCTTGTTTACCCACACGTCCAACAGGCCGCCTTGGCCGTCACCCACCTGCGCGAGCGTCCAGTCCTGTTTTTCCTGCTTGGGGGCCAGGGCATCACGTATGCCCTTGGCTCGATCGGGATCAATCGCCGCGAGCTGGTTATACACGCCCATGTCGAGGTTTCCATCTGCGCCGATGGCCTTCGCTGACAGCTCCTCAATTTGAGAATTCCGCTCCATGCCCTGGCGAGTGCGCCCAAGAATTTCGTTCTTGTATTTCTGGTTTTCGATGTTCTGCACGCCATCCTGCATGGACAGCAGCCCGCCCTAGATGCCCTGCCCCAGCGCACTGCCGAAGCCGCCGCCGTTAGATAGCAGGCTGGTGCCCAAGCTAAGCAGGCCCTGCCGAAATAAGGCCTTCTTTTGATCATCCTCCAAGCCCTCGGCGGTTGGATTCAGGCGGTCAAACAGGCCCGCGTACAGGCTGCGCTTCTGCGGTTCAACGCCAAGCGCGGCAACGCCAGCGCGCGGATTGAAAAACGTCGGGACATTGATCATTACTTTCCTCCGCCCCACATGCTGGCCAGAAGTGCCGCGTAACCTGCCGCCTGCTGGCCCCTCGACTGATAATTCGGGTTTGGCGCGCTAGACGTTTGCGTGCCGCCCTGAATCGTTCCCAGCGCGTTACCCAGCAAGCCGAGATTATTCTTGTCCCAATCGCGCTGCTCCATGAAAGCGGCGCGGTCGTCGTCGATGGCGCGCTGGTACAGGTCCTGCTGCTGCCCACCGGCCGCCGCGAGGGACGCCGCGTCCTTGTAGCCCATGCCCTGGAGGGTCGGGAGGAAGCCGATGGCCTCCATCTGGTTGCGCTGCTGGTCGCCAAAGAGACCGGCATTGCGGGCCAAATCCTGCTGCTGGCGCCCCAGTGCGCTCTCCTGCAAGCTCACCTGCCGGTCGTAATCCTGACTGCGCAAGCCGGTGGAGATGCGGCCCAGCTGCCCGGCGAGCTCGCCCTAGGCACCCTGCATCGCCTACTGCATCGCGCTGCCGCCGTAGGCGCCGGCAGCATTGAACTGTGACAGGTAGGAAGGCACAGTCGAATTGGTGAAAGACTGCGTTACGTCGCCCTGCGCATCGGAGATCATCTGGTCCAGATACGGGTTCTGGCCTGCGTACTGATTCGTGCCGCCCGTCTGCCCGAGGTAAGGGTTCGCGTTGCCGCCCTGTATCGTCTGGTTGAGGTAGCTCCCCGCCATCTGCTGCGACTGCCCATTGCGCGCAGCGTTGTCGCGCACCATGTCAAACGACTGCATCTGGTCGTCATTGAACCCCGCCACCGTGGGGCCGCCGTAACCCTGATACGGCCGATTCATCACGTCGTTAGTACGGTTTAAATGGTCCTTGAAGTAACCAACAGACCATGCAGGCGGGTCGTTCGTGGTGGTGGTGGTGCTCTACTTCTTCTGTTTGCTCATGGCTGGATCTCGTAGGTCGCTGAGATAAGGGGGTAGCGTTTCGCCCATCCCGGACGCGGGGAGCCGAAGGTGATGGAGGTGACGCCCATGCGGCGGGCCGTCTCCTTGATCAGCCCCTCGCCGGCCTCGAACACGTCCGCACCGCCGGCATTGTGAGCAATCCACACGTGCAAGCCTGGCGTGCGGGTGAACTCGGCGTGTTCGGGGCGAATCACCAGCAGGCCGGCGTAGCTGCCTGCGCTGTAAACCGCATGGCAGGCAACCTGCCCCGACTGGATCGCGTGGTACACGTCCTCGGCGATCCAGTCTTCCGGCGCCTTGTCCTGCACCGCATCGAGAGATGCCTTGATATTGGGCCAGTGGGCGCGCAGCTCGTTAGGCGTTACAAGTACAAAATCCATTCAATTCCCCGTTAGAAATCTACATTCGCGCCATGTGCCCGGAGTACCCGCAGCGACGCAGGCCCATCCGTAAATGAGGTACTTGCTAGAAACCGCGCCCAGCTCGGTTGGCGCGCTGTTGCGGATGAAGTCGCCCTACGCGTAGGTGCCGCCCGTAGGCGATGCGGTCGCCGCGTTATATGTCCCGACCAGCTGCCCCTCGGATATCTGGTTAACCTGCGTGGCGGTCTGCCGCCAGAGATTGTCTAGCTACCGCACGAGTTGCCCCAGATCGTTAGGCAGATACGGAGTCTCAGGCAGCTTCATTCTGGCGAATCTCCCTGCAATGCCACGTCCAAACCGTTGATTGCCATACGCCCTGGATGATCCAATCGGAAGCTATGCCAGCGAGCCGCACGGCGCATGTCGAAACGCTTGCGGGACAGCGGTACTACCGCGTCCTGCGTGCGGGGAGCGCCCAGCGAGTCACGGTAGAAGTTGATCATCTGCCCGCTGGCCGGGTCCTGCCGATAGCGGGGCGTGACCCGCTTAACGAAGGCGTAGTCGGTCATGTCGCCGAAGTCGCCGGTCACCAAGTAAGAGGCGCTCGGCTCGCCATTGAGCGAGTAGAGGACTCCATCTGCACCCACAATGGCCGGCACCTGCGAATCGGCCAGCCAAAACGGGGCGTCATAGGCAATATCCGGCATGCTGTCGTAGGTTGGATATAGCGCGCCTAGGCCGTCATAGGTGATCTGGCCGGACGCATACAGCAGGGCCGCCTGCGTGCCGATCAGCTGCTTGCCCCATTGGTTGGTCCGGAAGTTGTAGATCAGCACGCTATCCAGCGCGCCGGACGTGCTCGCCACGCTCGGGTAGTACCAATAAACAAGGTCGCGGGGCAGGTCAGCTACGCCGTACACCTTGTCCCGGTGCGTCTGGCTGAGGTTAGCGAAAAACCACTCGCGCACCGGAGCATTGAGCGACCGGGGCACCGTGCCGTCGAACACGTAAAGGTCTGAAGGGCCGATAAAGAAGTGCTGCGTGCCCACCGTTACCACGGATTCATTGCCCGAGGTCCCAATATCGCCAGGGACGCGCGTCCACTGCCAGATCAGCGGCGGGCCAACGTAGCGCCCCAGGAACATGCTGGTTTCTTTATAGGCCACTACATCGCTGCCCAGGGCGGCGCCCGCGCGGATGGCGCCCGGAGAGTCCAGCAGGCGCCCAAATGCGCTTTGCGTGGCCGCTGAGGCGGTCCACGACGCCTGATCTCGGATGGCGGAGCAATGCCAGCCGTCCGGGGCATCCCCGTAGGCGGCCGCGTTGGTGTTCAGCGCCATTACGAAGCCGGAGGCGGTGACGATAATCGAAGCCCGTGGCGCTCCGGCAATATCGGCGAAGTTGCCGCCCGCCGCCGCCTGTCCGATGACTTCGGAACGATTGGTATTCAGCACGTTGTTGCCGAACACTGCCCAGCGCATGCGGTTGGTGCCGGTGTAGCCACCCACGCGGGAGCGGTTGGTATACAGGCCGGCGCCTGCCTCTTGGATAGCTGCGGTGCTAGACACGAACACGCGCCGCGAGCCGTCCAGTAGCGTCGCTACGAAGGCGCTGGTGACCGCGCCCGACACTGCTGGCAGCCCGGCGCTAACCGTTGAGTTGGCAGCGGACAGGCCCTGCGTGGTGGGAACGATGGCGTTGCAGTCGGTCAGTACGCCTGGCGTTTCCGGGTCGAGGTCAGGCGCGAAGCCGTTGAGCTGCAGGCGCATTAGGGCGTCGCTCCGCCAACCATCTGCGCGGGGGCATTGCCGTAGCGGGCGTCCCCATCCTGCTTGTTGAGGCTGTCTATGATGGCCTTGAATTGCGTCGCCCACAGCAGCGTGCGCTCGTCATCCCGAAGGTACGGCGATGCCTCGACCAGCGCACCGTAGAGGTATAGGCCCGGCTCGTTCTGGATGACCCAGTTCTGATTAGTGAAGATGGTCGGGAGTTTGGCCCAGTACACGAGGGTGTACAGCAGGTTCAGCTAGCCACCGTCGAACACGATATTGCTGCCGATGACGGAATAGCCGCCCGGCAAGCCTGAGTTGACCGTGTAGGTCTGCGACCCTGCCTCGGGAATCGGCCGAAGCTCATAGCTCCCGCCTGCGTACTGCACGCGCAGGGACAGCACACCCATGAGATCAGACGGCAGGGGAATGACGCCAGCGGCAGACGTGCCGGTGACGGTGGAGATCATGCGGCGGTCGCGCAGATCCCGGTTGATTCGGGTCTCCGCCAGCTGGATAAAGTCGGGGATTGCCGAAGTCAGGTCAGCACGCGCCAGCCAGTTGGCAATTGAAGTCTACAGCGAGGGATAATCGTTGATCACTTAAACCTTCCCGCGCCAGATTCGGAAGCCGGACAGCGCCGGGTCGTTGAGCATCTCGCGGATATGCGGCGAGTTGGCGCGCATCATGTCTTGCATGGTGACGCCGGGATGGTCGGCCAAGTACTTCTCAATGAGGGCAAACGGCAGCTTGGCTGCGTGCTTCATCTCGCTACTGCCCACCTATCCGATGGACTGCAGCGCCTTACAGTGCTCTAGGATCGGCTCACAGTCCTACGAACGGCGCTCAATCACATCATCGCCGTCCATCCACATGCCGGTCGTTTTCATCTAGTGCTCCAAAAAAGGAGGGCCAGCCGAAGCCAGCCCTCCAGGGTTACATCACGCCTTAGCTCAGGTCACGGATGACCGCGTGCGCGTCCTTATTATCCATGCACAGGCCCCATTCCATCGTCATCAGCATCTTCTCGGCGTCGCCGGTCTTAGCCAGCGGCTTGGACTCCAGCGGGCGCAGAGTCTTCATGGAAACGTGGTCCACGTCGATCAGATACGCAGCCGAATCCAGGAAGCGCGAGGCCACGATCTTGATCTCACCGAAGTCGCCAACGTAGATGTCGTAAGCCGCCTGGAGCTTATTGGCCTCGACCTTCTGGAAGCGGGTGGCATTGCCGGTGAACGCGGATGCCTTCTGCTTATCGACGCCGCGAACCAGCAGGACGCCGGGGTATCCGCCTGCAGTCCATGCCTTCTGCTGGGCATCTTTCAGCATCACCTCATCGAACACACGGGCTGTGCCCGCCACTGGGGCGGTATTGGTGAGCGGGTTGGGGAATGCACCCACACCAGCGCCCACCGAACCCTGGGTGATCCAGCCAGCCAGGCCGCGAGTCTGACGGGCAGTGCCCAGCGCGCCCGCGTTGAACGTGGTGTTCTGGCACAAGCCCACTTCCACGTCATTGAGGATTTCCTTGGTCTTCTTGACCTTCTGATAAGCGATCTCACGCGCTCGCCCCGCCTTGTCCACAATCTCCTCGGTGTCGGAGATAATGAAGTTCTTGGTGCTGATCTGGGTGTAGTTGCCCCAGCGCGTGGTCGGGGTGACGGCGGTGAAGGTGGTTACATCGTCGCCTTCGATCTGCGCGTTGTTGGCCGCAGTGTTCAGCGCATCGGTCTGCCATTCGAAAAAGCGGGCCGAGCACTTCGACTTCTTGAGCATCGAGCTAAGCGGACGCTCGGTCGGGCTGATCGTGTCGATCAGGTCGGACAGGTCTTCCCTCTAGCCGATAGCGGCGTAGGTGGTGAAGGTATTAGTTACAACTGCCATGATTATTTGCCTTGTCGTGCGAGCAGCCAGTTCACTGATGCGTCGGGGCTGTGTGTTCGCTTGGCGACACGTAGCAGCTCCTCAGCACGGGACTTGCCCTGCTCAGGTTTAGGTACGGAAGCGCCAGGTCGCATGACCTTCGGCGGCTCCTGCTTGGTTTGTTTGGCCTTGGCGGCCTTCAGCTGGGCGAACTGAGCTGCATCTCGTGCGATCAGTAGCGCCCTGTGGTCTTGGAGCGTGGCAAGCTCATCGGCGGTGTACCCCTTTTCGATTAGGTACTCGGCGATCAACTTTTGTTCATCCGCTGCCTTGGCCTTGTCGCGCCACTCGGGCAGTGCGGTACTCAGCGCCTTGCGCTCGGCTTCCACCCATTCCGCATGCTGCCGTTCCTGCTCAGCGGTCTGCTGGCTGGCGATGGCTTGGCTCTGCTGGACCAGCTGGTTGAACTCTTGCGCACGCTCTTGGAACTTGGCGTTCTCGATCACCCACGAATGGGGATCGGTCTGCGCCAATTCAGCAAGGGCCTTTTGGTCACCGATCAGCTGCTTCTGCGCTAGCTGCAGGGTCACGTTTACCTCGTTGGCGTAGAAACTACGCTCGCGGCTAACGGTCTCTGCAAGTGCTAGGGCTTCCCGCTTGGCCTTGGCAACCTCTTCGGTCTTGCGCCTGTAATCTGCATCCTTCATGTACCCGGCTTTCAGCTCCGACTTGCGGAGCTTCAAATCGTCGCCCAGGTCAATCTCGGGATCTTCGTCTTCGACGGGAACTTCCGCCTCTTCTTCCTCGGATTCGGCCGCCCCTTCGGCAACCTCCCCCTCTGCCTTGTCGGGATCGGCCTCTTCAGCCTATTCCTGCGGCTCGCTGCGGCTTAACAGAAGCTCTAGCGAGGCGTCATCGCCGTGCTGGAGTTCCGATGTCTCGGTTGACTCGTCAATCATGTGGCTTCCTTACGTTGTGGCGCTCGCACCCGCCCGATTATTGGTCTAGGACCAGTCCGGAACAGGTGGTTACGCTGAAATGGTCGCTCCGATACACGGGACAACCGTAATGCGGCCGCACATACAGCTCCGGCGCGTCGCAAGGCACGGTAATGTGCCCCAACATGCCGTGTTTGGCCTCGATCTCGATCAATAGAAACTGGATGTCTGCCCAAGTGCGCGCTGGGCCAGCGTCGCCTTGGCGATCTTCCCGGTTTCCATCACTGTCACTAGGTTGCGCTGCAGTTTCTGCAGCAATTTCAGGCTCAGCCACAGCTTTTCGCGGCCTTCCTGGTCCCTTGCGGGGCTGTTCTGCCATTGCTCGTTTAACTCCTGCTCAATTTTGGTAAATGCTTCGACTAGCAGTTCATCTTGGAGTAGCAACTGCGCCCGCTCGCCGCGCAGAATCTCCATTTCGGTCTTGTCGGTCATCAATTCCTCCAGTTAGCGCAATCGCAGCAGAACTCGCTGCCCACGGCATACACAGGCTCTACCCGCGCATAGCCGCCTCCCTGCGTGGCCTTGTGTACGGTTCCGTTGCAATACACTTCGTGATGGCCGCCCTGATAAACGAGCTTGAAGCCATCCAATTCGGAGCCCGAATAAGGCTTTATCCACGTGCGAGCATATTCGGTCTTGTCGGTCATAGATTTTTGAACCAGCGGGCCTTGGTCCACTCCATTTGCTCAGCGTCTGTCATAGCGGCAAACGCAATCTCATGGTCAATTGCCGTGTCCAAATCATCCCACGCCTCATCAGTCTCGGCGAACGGACAAAACTTGCCATCACGGATCCAGCGGTAGCGCTTGGCGTCTAGTTCGTCGTTAGTCATTTGGCGTCTCCTGCCTTAGCCTCTAGCGCGGCAATGCGACGCTCTAAGTCGATGATGTACGGCTGCAAATCGATGATGTACCAGCCAAGCTCCTCAAATGAGCTCGTTGATCTAATATTAATGGATGGCCGATTAACTGCCTTCTGGATGACAGGCTGGGAATCTCTGTCGCTCTCACTCAAATGACTTCTCCTGCGGTCGGTTGGCGGCGCTAATCACCTGAGCCTCGGCCGCTATCCGCGCCGTCTCGATGGCCGTCTCGCGGGCAATCTGCGCCTTGAACTGCTCAAGCTCCATCTGCTTGTCGATCTTGTACTGCTCCAGCTGCATCTCGTTCTGCATCTGCTGGGCGTTGCGCTCAGCCTCCAGCTGCGTCTCCTGCATCGCCTGCTGGGCCTGCGACTCCTGCCGCATCTGCTCAACCTGGATATCGACCTGCCCCTTCAGCTGGGCCAGCTGCTGGGCGCCTTCCTGCTTCATCCGCTCGATCTCGATCGCAGGATCCGGTGGAGGCGGCGGAGGCGGCTGCGGATTCGGGTCTGGCGCGGTGAAGAATTGGTCGCTGTCCTTGTAGCCCAGCTCTTCAGTCAGGCGGGTCGCCGTGTTGTAGAGATTGATGGGCGTGACCATGCCCGGAATCCCCGCCATCAGCAGCTTCTCTTGCGCCTGGCCGATCATCTGCAAGGCGCTGGCTCGCTGCTGCTTGCCCAGCGTCCCGACACCCACGCTCACCGTCATGTCGTACTTGTTCTTCCACTCGCGCGGGTCGATCTGGAGCCACCGTCCGTTGATCTTCACCTGCTGGGCGCGGTTCTGATACTGGCTGACGTTCTTCAGCATCAGCATCCACATGCGCTTAATGCCCGTCTCGGCCAGTACACGGGCCACCAGCTCAATTCGCTGGGCGCCCTGCTGCATCAGCGCCATCGCGCCCTCGGAGCCCACATTGGACTTGCTAAGCGCCTCTGCGTTGAGGTTGGAGTTCATCTCCGTAACGCCGGTCCGAGTGTCGCGGATGGCGTCGATCTGGTTGATGATCTCCATGCCGGCGGCAGCGATGAAGGGCGTAGTGATATCCCGCGTCGAGCCCAGCGCCTTGACCCGCACGATGCCGCCCGGACGGGGCTGCAGCAGGTCATCCAAGTTCACCTGCCCCTCCACAACCTCCGTGCGCTGATTGTTGGACAGGTACACGTTGTCCAGCATCTGGCGCATCAGCACCGTCTTGATGCGCTGCAGGTCTTCCACAAGATCGTACAGGCTCAGGCCGATGATCTTGTAGGGCATGAGGATCGGGGAGAACAGGGCGAACGGATGATCGTCAGTCACCTCATTCTCGAATACCGTGGTTCCTGCCTTCACCACGCGGCGATACTCGGCGATTCCGTCGCTGTCCACGTCGCACTTGATGTACGCCTCAGTGACGGTCACCTGGCGCTGCGAATCGTCTCCGGGGTCTGAGCTGTCGTAGTCCGAGCTGCCATCGTAGTCGTGGCGACCCCGGCGCTCTTCGAGCATTTCGGGCGACTCATCCGAAGGCAGGGCCTCTACATCCTGCTTGTCATAGCCCAGGCTCAGCAGGTCGCTCACGCTCATCTGCCGGCGGTGGCAGATAAAGCGCAGGTCCGTGATGGACCGCGCATCCTTGTTGATCAGGATCTCCTCCGGCGGGCAGCCTTCCGCCCGGAACTCCATCACCTGCTCCTCGCGCTTGGCCTTGACCATGTAGGTCATGAGCAGCTCAGGCGGCATGCCCTCCATTTGCGCGGCCTGCGGGACTTCGCCATAGGGCACAACCTCGACTACCTCAATCTCCGGGTCCATCTCCAGCGCCTGAACCTCAGGCATGGACAGGCCTTCGTAACGCTCCTCACGCTCGTCCCATCGCTTATCGCAGTAGACCTTCACCACGCCCATGCGTGTCATCAGAGACGACTTGATGGCGTCGTGGAGGAGCGTGAAGCCCTCATTCTTTCGGTTGATCAGGTAGCCAACGTAGGTCGTGGCGTCCTCGCACGCCCTGTCGTCCTCGGGCGTCTCAGGCTCGAACCGGATAATGTCGTCCGACCCGGCGAACATGCGCATCAGGCTCGGCATCATCCATTCGATCGTATCCATCAGGTCCTTGGATACGACCTTGGACCGCCCCTAGATGGCAGGCGGGGCCAGCTCGCCCACCGCCTCGCCCATGTAGAACTCCATGGCACGGGCGCGCTGGTGGCTGGTGTAGTCGTCAGAGCCGATGGCGTTTGCGGCCTCCTTGTCGATCAGGCGGCAAAGCTCGTCGTCGGTCATCTTCATGCAAACAGGCTCCACAGCAGGGCCGCAATGGGGTACGCCAGTGCGAGCACCGCTCCGACGATGAACATCCACGCGCCCACAAGCATTTGTCTGTAGTGGCTGTCCTCGGCCGCTTTATTGCGGACCACGCGTACGATGCCCAAGCCTACATGGGCGAGGTGCGGATAGCGGTTAGGCGGATTGAGCCTGTGCATTCAACTGATCTCAAGTGCGCGGATGGACTTCAGCTGTTTGAGACGCGGCTTGCCACTGACCAAGCCCGCCACGACCATCGCATCGATCTTGCTGCCCACTTCCTGCACCCACCGAGGGACCGCGACGGGGCGCGCCTTGCCAGTAATCCAATCAAATCGCCGCTCCCATGCATCGTCCGGCCATTTAGCTTCAGCCTCTCGCACAAAAGAATCGGACAGGCGGACCTCGCCGTGATCGGTCTGATAAATGTGAAACTTGGGGATGTTCATCAAGCTACTCGCAAGTCAGGATAGTTAAGGGTGCCGCCGTAGCTCTCGTTCACCATCTGCTCGGCGATCGTCGCCATGTAGCGGAAGGCATCGGCGCCATGGCTCCATTCGTCATGGACCGGACGCCCAGGCTCGCCCGTGGTCGTGGGCACGCCGCGCCGGTATCTGCGCAGGCACTGGATCAGCCGGTCAGTCTTGCCCTTGTCGAAGTACACACGCGGGAATACGGAGCGCGCCTTGCGTATGCCGTCCTCTAGCGCACCGGGATAGGTCGGGATCACCTGCGCATCCCAGCCTAGGGCCTGCATCATCTGCTGCGCGCTCTGGCCGGTCTTGTAGTCCCCGTGCGCGCCGTCATGCGGCAGCCATAGCGTGCCCCAGTTGTGCCCGCGCATCTTCAGCTCGTTGCTGCACCAATCGAGCGTCTTTTGGTTGACCTCGATGTATTCGAGCACGCGCACCTCGGACAGATGCCGCTAGGCGAGGATGATGCCCATCGAGTCATTCCAGCCCAAGTCGAAGATGACGTGCACCTTGAACTTAGGGTCGTACGGCAGGTTGCAGATGCGCCCGGCCTCAACCGTCTCCGCCACCTGGCCGGCGTAGATCGCGCCCGCCACCGCTGGCTTGCACTTGCCCAGCCAGATGTTGCCGTAGTCCGCATCCGACATTGTGGCTTGGGCGTGCCGGCGCTCATCGTCTAGCACCTTCGGGAACCACGGGTTCTCCGAGTAGTTCACCTGCACCACGATTGAATCCGGCGGCGGGTTCGCCACAAACCGGACATAGGTCGGGTCCGTGTCCAGCTCCGGGTTCATGCCGATCCATATCTCGGACCCTTCCTTACGGATGGTCGGGATAAGCACGTTCCAGCTGCGGTCGCTGACGTTCTGGCCTTCCTCAACCCAGGCGCGATCTAAGCCCTCTAGCGACTTGATCGACTCGACCGTCTGGTCGCTTAGGCCGGCAAACAGGAACTCGGTCCCGTTGCGGCCCCTGATAACGTCCCGTTGCACCTCGTAGAACGCGTGCAGGCCCATCTTGTCTATCTGGTCGCCCAGCAGCTTGTGCACGGAGTCCTTGATGGACTTCTGCACCTCGCGGAAGCAGCCAACGCGCAGCGGCCTCTCCAGGCCCTAGATCAACAGCGCAGCCGCAAAGCTCCACGACTTGCCGCCACCTCGCCCGCCGTATGCTACCTTGTAGCGGTACGGCTCGAATAGGCAGCCGAGCTTTTCCGGGATCTCAACTCTGAGCTTTGACAAGGGTCACCGTAATCCCATCGAACAGCGGGGCGCTCGGGTCGCTGGCTAATGTCATTGGCAGCACCTTACCCACCAATGTCAAAAACGCGGCGGGGTTTGCGTCCGCCTACTTGACCAGGTATGCCACACCGCCCTTCTTGTCCAGCGCAGCAAGAATCATCGCCTTTACGTCGCCGCTCAACTTATTGGGCGTGTTCTTGCCTCGCCCTCCAGTCTTTGGGGTTCCGGGCTTGCGGCCAGCCATTTCTATTCAGCTCTACTTTAGAAATTAGGGAGTAATCGGACGCACGAAGTGCAGCCCAAGGTAATACGTCAGCGCCGCCCACGTCTCGAAGCAGACCGACTGGGCCGCCGGGTCTGCCGGCGCAGCGGCCAAGGCATAGCCGTTGTGGGTGCGGACGATGGTGATTGCGTTGTTCTGGAGGAAAGTAGGTACAGCCATTTGTGTTCTCCTTATTTGATCATCTTTCTGTCGAGCATCCGGGGATGCGAGGTGCCGCCGCCTGCCGAGCCCCACGACAAATGGCCTTGCGAGATGGGGCCGAGGCCCGAGAATCCGCGAGCCGTGCTGACCGTTTGGCTTTGGCCGCCAAGGTTCGGAGCGCCGCCGTTGAATACGCCACCACTGAGACCGATGTCAGCCGAGTTCCACCGTGCGCCCGGATTAGGCGCAGGCATCGGGGGCGAGGCTGGCTAGTAGCTAGGCATCACGCCGCGCGTGAAACCTAGGTTAGACGGCCCTTGGAAGCCGCCACGGTCTACCGCTATGGGCTCGCGCTGTACTGGGCTTATCTGCGGGCCGCCGAATCCGTTTCCGTTCCTGTCCAGCACGCCGCGCAGTGGACCGGAGCCGTGCAGTCCGTTACCTACTACGTTCAGGGCAGTGCCCGCGCCCGGCAGCACAAAGTTCAGGATGCGCGAGCCCACGCCGCCGATAACCTGTCCCGGCGTGGCGCTAATGCGGCCTGTCTGCCTATCGTAGTTGTTGCCCCACACCGCGCCGTCCACAACGCGCCCGAAGAAGTTGCGTATGAAGCCGGGCCTCTAGGCGGGCTAGCCCTACTGCGCTGGAGCTGGGTTCATCGCGGAATCTCTATTGGGTCACCGGGCCACCAGGCTTCGGTAACTTGGGCGCCGGTCTCGGCATCAAGGTATGTGGCGGGGGCGGAGGGAATCGCACCCTCATTACGGGAGTTAGAAGCCCGATTAAGCACCTAAGCGCGCCCCATCAATAATAGGTCCGCCAAGTGTTCGCCCGGAGGGCAGTCACCCTTCGGTGGCAGTTGGCGCATCGGACCTGGCATTTGTCTATCTCTTCGGTAAGCGTGGTTCGCCCAGCGCCGTTCGCTACCATCGCCGAAATGCAATTAATCTTCGTTCCGGACACATGGTCAAAGTCGAGCACAATCACGTCGGACTCGCCGCAGTCCACACATGGATTACTTCGGAGATGCTCTATCACGAACCTGCGGGCTTGATCTATTGCCCGAGCTGCATTATCTCGATATCTCTTCTTGTTGCGCGCGTAGTAGGGCTCGTTAAACCTAACCCTGAAGCATGGCTTACAGTACGCCAGCCTGGGCTTCCCGTGTCTCTTCGGGAACTCCTCGGCTGGCTTCTGTATCTAACAGTTCCCGCAAACTGGCATCGTTGCCGCTCCTGCTATCTTTTGCATCCCCCGGTAACGCGGCCTCATATCGGGAATCTGCCAGCGCCCGAAACACCGACGCGCGCTTCTTCAGCACGTACTCTCGTACCGCCTTTAGCGCCTCAAGGCCCTCCAGAATCTCGGCGGCGATATCCCGCTTGGCGTCACGCGCCTGCAGATCTTCGCCAGCCCCGGACTTCGGGCGCGGGGCTGAGCCTTTACCTGCCATATACTTCGTCTGGGCCTGGCGCAACCGGCGCAAAGATGCCGAGGAAATGCCCAGCGCCATCAATGACTTCGTACCGCGCTATATGGCCCGTTTCCGGGTCTAGGCCTTCGATGTAGCGCGAGCTAACATTTGCAATGCGCTGAGAATGAAGCGGCCCGCCCTGCAGCCACACGGAACGCCTCTCCCACACCTTCCCCCATGTATCGCGATCCACGACATAGCAGCGGTCACCCGGCGATAGGTCAGCAATAGCATCCTCCAGGGTATCGAAGCTGCCCTCAATGTCGTCCAGCCCACCCGATGGGTAGTAGGACTCGATACAGAACAGGATGTACTTCTTCACTCGCCACCTCCAAACCTATTCCACCACCGGGTTACATCCACCTTGTGCGCGTGGCTGCTCACAGCGTCATCGCCCTGACATACGGGTTCGGGTGCCACCGGTTCAAGGAATAGCTGGGGTTGATCATTTGTTGGCCATACATGCCCAGGCTCTTGAAAGACTGGCGCATCCCCTCTTGCGCGGCCACCTCCTCAGAGCGTAGCGCCCTGTATTGCAGCTGGCCATCCGCATCAGTGTGCAGCTGACCGATGCAGCGCCCCCGATATTGAACCGACTGACTCATCTCCACCCCTTGAACTTGTCCGCCCAGCTCTTCAGCTCAACCCGATGCGCGTCCAGGCACTCCGCCGTAGCCGCACGCTTGTTCTCGCTGTCCTCATACGCCCCAACCGCGCCAACGTAGGCCTTGGCCCACCTGCGGTAATCCGTCGAATCAGGGGGCGGAGGCGGAGTCAGCGCAATCGACCGCTCGCTGCACCCGGCTATGGGCGCAGATGGCACGCTGATAGGCTTCCCGCGACTCGCGCAGGACGGCAGGGTCAGCAGGACCGTCAGCAACAGGATTGGCCTGTATAACCACATCGATACTCTCCACGGCCCGCTGTGTCCGCTGGCCTGTCTGTTCGGATTCGCGCTCTACTCGGCGCTGGGTGTCTACGCTGATCGCGACCGACCGCTCGACCTGCTTAGCCGCCCTGGCCTGCGCCTTGACCGTCGCCCGTGCTGCATTACCCGAACTATCGCGCTTAGCGCAGGACCAGCCGATACCCAGCAGCAGCAGGACCAGCCCGGTCAGGAGTGCCAGCTTGATTTGTGCTGGGGTCATCAGAATATCGACTCCACGTCTGCGCAGCCGGATTCAACCAGCTGCGTGAGGATTGCAAACCGAACCTCGTCTACCACGAACGACTTGTATTCGGGCGAGTCCATGCGGTCCATCGCCATCAAAAGCTCGGCCACGTTGTAAGCAATCTTTCTGTCGCTGAAGATTCCGGCGCAACTGTTGTTTAGTGGCGAGGTCCCGCTAACGAGCGTCAGCCTGTACCCAATCCCACCCATTACCGCGCCGCCTCCCACTGCTCAGGCGTGAACACCAGCCGGTGCGCATACCCGAAGTAAAATATCTGGTGCCCGTACACGCCCGACACCACGCCTACTACCCGGCCGTTACGGAACAGGCCAGCGCCCGAGTCGCCGAGCCATAGGCGCGCATCCAGCATCACCTTGTCCGCCTTCACACCCGTGACGTAGCCCCGCCGATACTGATCCCGCATGTCCAGCGGGTTACCGAAAAACTCGAAGTCCTCGCCTTGCCTCAGCTCCGGCCCCACCTCAGCCCATACGGGCGCCGGAGTCGTGACCTTGACCAGCGCGTGGTCCGCGCCGTCATGCTCGATATGCACAATCCCGGCTATCGTGCCGTTGATCGATACCAGCTTGTCCCCGGCCCTGAAGCAATGGCTAGCAGTCAGCAGAGTGCTAGGCCCTACGTAAGTAGCCGAACAGCTGCGGGATGCGGCGTCGAATTCGATTACTCTGACTGCGTCCTTGGGGTTGAACGGTGGCGGTGCCGTTTGGCAGCCAGCCAGGGCTAGGATTAGGAGGGCGGCGAGGGCTTTCATGACTGCTCCGCGCGACACTTGGCATGGCGCTCAATCTGCCGCGCCCACACGCCCCAGCACCGCTTATTGGGCTGTCCGTTGATTTTGGTAGAACAGTCGTATCCGGCCGCCTTGCGCCATTTCAGCAGCGCATCGCAGGCCGCGCAGTAATTGCCCGCCAGCAGCTGGCGGCGCATGGATGAGGACAGCCAATTGGCGATCCCATACTGGTAGACAAAATCCATGTACAGGTCGTATTCGCCCTGCGTCAGCTTCACGCCAGGCAGCGAGTCACGAAACCGCGATTCCTCACGGCCTAGATGCGCCTGCACTACCCGCAGGGCGCGCACAGGGTCCGTCTTGTCGCCAATCTGCACGCGGGTTCCGTCCTCGCGCACCGTGGAGCCGTAGCCCACCGTAGGACGGTCGCCCTTGGTCGGGACCACGGCCGTCTCGGTGTAGCCCTCATGCACTGCCATGCCCACAAGGCCAGCGGCGCTAAGGCTCAGGGCGGCGACCAAGATACGGACCTTCACTCGCTCGCCTCCGGCTTCAGCCCCAACTTGGCGGCAAACTTCCTACGGTCACGCAACGGGAGTATCCACTTCCACACAATGTGGTGAATCAACAGCAGGACCGTGTAGATAATCGTCAGCGTGAATACCCAGTCCTGTAGCGACATCCCCGCCACCGAAGCGACGATCACGGTTGTGGGTGGGGAGAGCTTCACCGCAGCGGCGGCCATGCTCTCCTGCGCGTTGTCCTGCATGTGGTGGATTCCTTGATATGGCGAACGGGGCAGGAGTCGAACCTGCAACCTGCGGTTTTGGAGACCGCTGCTCTGCCAGTTGAGCTACCCGAACGAATAATTCCCGGTTACGCTTTCCGGGGCTGGTTTTACAGCCGAATTGCCTGCCGTCTCTAGCGGCGCCGAACCAGTGTCGGGCGGATGAGGGCGCAGTTCAAATTGCTTGTGGGCGTGGGCGGCCACCGGCTTCTTTAATCAGGCACATGTTTTTAATGTCACCGCTTACCCTTGGCGGGACTGCCTGCACCACTTACCAGCACTGGGCTCGACGCCCACAAGCAAAACTAAATTGCTTGCGTCGAATCTCGGACATCCGTCAATTCGGCGTTTACATGGGCTTATCGGCTACCCAATACGTTTCCCCCAGCCGACAGCTACAGGGGCCGACGCAAGCAAAACCTACCCCGACCGCGTGCCTGGGGCAGAGACGGTACCGGGGCGTACACAAAATGCTTGTGGCCTCGGAGTTCCCGGCGACCCACGTCTCTGGCAGCAGCTCTTAATTGTGCTGCGGAAGTGGCTGAACATCCGGGCTCTGTACCACAAGCAAAACTAACCCTGCGCCGTGCCGTCCCGATCAGGCCGCACGGCAGCATAATCACCCGAAGGTGCGGGATGCCAGGGCCGAAGCCCGCAGGTAACTCAATAAAAACCCCGCCGGTTAGGGCGGGGCTATGAGGCTTGAAGCTAACTGGATTTCAGGTCCAGCGCGGGCATTGTCACAAGCCGCATGGAATGGATCGGCATATCGTCTCTGTTGAATTAGGGGCGCCCCGCCGGTTATGGCTTGGCCGCAACGTGGAGCGCGCCGGGAAGCTGTACGGGGCTAGGCGAAGTAATCGCCACCCGCACACACTAATGCCACAATCGCTTATGCGCGGGTCCGTTCATAAAAAATAACTTGGCGGTACGCGGCGCCCAGCTGGCACCAATACATCTCCAGGCTCCCGCGCAGGCTGGCGTAGATATGGCGACGCAGGCGGCTGTACGTGCTGTGGTGGACGCCCAGGGACGCAGCCACCTCCCGGTAGGTGTGCTCCGCCCTCGGGTTCAGCAGCATATTCAGCGCATCCCAGGCCGCCACGGCCGCCAGCTCGTCGCTGTAGGCCTCCCGCCGCACTCCCCCGCTCTGCCCGTATGCCACCGCGAAGGCGACGGCCCAATACCGCAGGCGGGTCAGGTAGAGAGTGTCCCCAGCAAACACCGTCCGGTACAGCATCCAATTCGGGAAGCCGTTCTTCCACTCCATCCTCACTAGCCGGTCTGCGTCGATAATGGATTCGGTTACCGGGCCGATTAGCGCGGTGTCGAAGTCATGGCCCCGGAGGTCATAATCCCCAATCGGCTCGGCCGCCT